CGGCGTAGCGTTGCCAGTTGATTCATATTAACGCTCGCGCAAACGTCTTTCCGCTTCAGCTTTGTAATTCTGCCAATTTTCAGGGTGCTTTCTAATAATTTCACCCAGGGCTGACATGTTGATGCCGCGATTAATGCCGCCAACGGTCAAGTCACGCAGCAAATCAGGATCTAGACCCCCGCTCGATGCACTACGCGCTGCAGGTGCGCCACCGCCCTGGGGTTTAGGAACCTTCTGCACCCATTCCGGCACGTTGTTGCGAGCCCAGTCAGCGACAGGAATTCGCTCATAGCCATCAACCACCACCGGGCCATTGTTGCCCTGCTGGATTTCCTTATCCTTCAAATAGTTCCGCATGACTAAATCAGGGTCATGCACAACGTCTGACAAGGCGCTAACCGCAGGCGCAGTCAGCTCAAGGTCACGTACACGGGCCTCCAGCTCTGCGATGCGTTCATCTTTTTTGGTGCTGTTTTCGCGGAACTGATGCTCTCTGGCTTGCAGTGCTTCGCTGTATTTGCCCTTTGATTCCAGTTGTTCTTGCTCTGCTTTTGCCTTGAAGTCCATCAACTCTTGGACATCGATGCCTTCAGGCACTGATTTGGATTTTTTTAATTTACCAATCAGCTCGTGATTTTTGCGTTCTAATGCTTCAACACTGCTTTTAAGCAGATCCAATTCAGTAGTGTCTGCTGTAGGCGTAGCCTCTTGCAGTTGATCTTCAGACATAAATAACCCGTAAGGTTAATTGCAGCCCAAATGTACTACCAAAGAAACTTGTTCGCCCAGTAAGCGCCAGAAATTGGGCCACGTTTGATGTTCTGGGAATGACGTTTCTTCCAGTTGCTGCGTTTCTCTGCGTCGGCTTTGCTCTCGCCGTCACGCTTGGGGAAACGATCAGCGCCCTGTAGTCCGAATCGAATTAGCTTTTGTTTGCCATCCACGCTGGCCACAACAGCAGCCGCATATTTGGGGTGCCTTGGGGTCATGATCGGCTTGTTGAGGCCCTCAAAACGGTGGCCTCCTTTGTCAATGGCCTTAGCCATGGCTATTTCTTTTTGGCCTTCTTAGCAGTGCTCAGCTCTGACCGCCTTTTCAGAACAGTGTTGCCAGTCACGTCTGACTTGATCCGCACAATCGGATCATCAGCAGAGCCAACCCTGGTGACAGTGCCACCACTGCGGGTCTTAATTGACACGCGATTGGATTTGGCAAAGCTTTGAACCACTCCTGTGGTTTTGGCCCCTCCATAGGACCAAGCAACGCGAGAACCTTCCCTCACTTTTTCTTGCCTCCTTTCTTTTTCTTTTTGCCCGCAGGTTTCTGGGGCTTCATGGGGCCTTTGTAACTAGGCATCAGCTGTTCTCCTTGGATGCTTCTGTTTTAGCTGCTTTTTTCTTGGCAGCGGGCTTTTTCGGGGGGCAGGCCGGGGCCTCTTCTGTGGTCGGTTTGAACTGAAACTTGCTGTGGAGTTGCATGGGGCAGGCTTTGACAGCTTCTTAACTGTATCTAACGATCAAAAATTATTCATCAAAAGCCGATTTAGATTGCAGTGCTACCTTGAGGCCATGGCAACACAGGACTACAGCAGCAAGAAACAAGCCAAAGAACGCGCACAGCGTTTTGGCTATGACGATTCACGGGCCGACGAGGTTGGCACCGTGACAAATGCCAATGGCAAGCAAGTTGGCCCAGGGCAGGACGGGTTTATGGATGCCTTGGCACTTGAGTTTGGTTTCAAATACGAGGAAGAGGTCAAGGGCTGACCTGATCCAACGTCACCTCGAAAACAGTCTGGCCATCTACCAAGGTTTTCTTGACGTTTTGGACGTTGTAGAGGTTGCCTTTAGGCATAAGCACTTCAGCTTCTTTTTGAAATCTTGAGTGCGCTGCAATCGGCACACCGTTTTTGTTTTTCATTTTCCACAGGATGCCAACCTCTCCATCCTCAAAGAAGTTTTGGGCCTGATCTGAGTTGGTGGTCCAACTGTCGTAAGTCGGTGTCCTGCGTCCGTTAGCAACCGACTTGATCATGCTCTCAGCGTCGGCCACACTGTTTACCGCATTGCCTCGCAAAACCTCGCCTTGATACTTAGGCGCGTTTTTAACAAACGTATCCAAGTTCTTTTCCAACGTTTCATAGTCGTAAAAAACATCGCCTTGCTTTTTCTTTTTATTCCAACGTTCAACCTTGCTGACTTCATACGCCGTCAGGTTTTTAGTGGGCACACGACTAAGTTGCTCGTTCCGCAACCCGGTGTAAGCCATATTTGTCCAATCTTGAATGCCTTGTTTGGCTTCGTCAAAAGCGGCCTCAGTTTTGAAGCCATATTCCTTGAAAAGCCTGCTTTGGTGCTCGAAAGAAACATCGCTGACCTTCCCTGACTTGGCTTGTTTTGATGCTTTATCAGCCAGAAGTTTGTTTTTCTTGGCGATCAACTCTTTCGTCTTTTTCAACGCCCCAGGATCGACCTTTGCCTTAAGCAGCTCAGGTGTCAAAAATTTTAATTCCTTTGTTACAGAGGCCAGTTCAGCGTCAAAATCAACTGTCGGCGTTTCCACCTTCGGTATTGGCTTGGACTTTGGCTTAGCTACAGCTTTGGTTTTTGGCTTGAGTTTGGGTTTGACTTTTGCAAACTTCTCAGTGGTACTCAGCCCTGACTTTTGCTTGGCATCAGCAATCAAGCCGACAAAATCCGTACCCTTTGGCACGCCTTTATCAACCATTGCCTCGATGCGTTTCTTATCGCTTCTTAAAGCTGGATCCTGCATCACCTGTTTGGCGATCTTTTCATTCTTGGTCAGAATTTTTGTCGTGGGTTTTGCTTTAGGGGTCGCAGCTTTCTTGCTCTTTGTGATCTTGTCCGGCTCCCCATAACGGGAACGCAGTTGCTTAAGGCTTACCTCTGAGCCGTCCTCACGCATAAACCGTTTCATGGCACCATCTGGGCCATAGCGATCAGCCAAGCGGTTGTAATAACGCGCCTTCTCAAATGCCCCAGGCGTTGCCTTGCCACCGTTCAGCATCCGGGCCTGGGCAGGACTGGCATTAAACCTTGATTTCTTGCCCGCCTTAGTTGTGCCCCGTAGGTCGTACAGGTGCTGTGCTGCGCTAGTCCCGACAGGCACCCGGCCACCCTTGGGGTCTGCACTAGATGGCGTGCCCTCTTTTGTCGGGCGGTAGCCAATCTTTGAGCTAGGTGGTGGAATATCAATCCCAAATTTCTTGGATGCGCCCGCGTAATCAATCACCGGCACCGTTGTAGATCTGCAGCCGAAATGTGGTGGGTTGGCTGGAGTTGGCCCCTTGCCGTAGAAGAACTCCTTCTGATCCAGGTTTCGGCAAATCGCCGTGGTGTTGCTGTCCAGCGTGGCGATCCATCTGTACTTCTTCGTCAGGTTTGGGTTGGCTTTATAAACCTGCAAGCTCGCAGCGTTTGACGTGGCATTGACGCTGGTCCTCACCAACGTCCTCACCTGATGCTTGGCCATCTTCCAGGCGTTGCCCTGCTGGGCCAATGCCACCTGACGTGGAGTTAGGGCCTCAGTTGAGAAGCCCAGCTCTCCATACAAAGACCGAGCAATTGACGCTGTGCTCTCACCTGTGAGCAGGCCATCCAGCACCGCACGCGAGAACAGCTCGCCTTGCCGTTCAGCTAAACCGCGAAATGCTTTGACGATGCTGGTGCCATCAGGCATCCGAATCACAGCGCCCTGCCGTGCCGTCAGCTTCATCACTGAACCTGGCCCCTTTACCGCCTCCTCAAAGCTGTCCTGCAAAAGGTTGGTGCCCACATCCAGTGGGTCAGCTTTCACCACAGCCTTGGCAAAAGATTCAGTGACCTCGACCGTCCGCACCTGGGTCTTGACCGCTGCAGGCACTACCCGTTGAAGCTCAGCTCTGGCAAACGCAACCTCAACATCAGCCAAACCGTCCAGCTGTTGGATTAACTCATTAATGCTCTGCCCAGACCACTTCTTCATGGCGTCCAGGTTTTGCTTGATCAGGGCCCGCATCCGTGCAGCCTTGAACTGCGGCTTTTTGCTGCTGGGCATCTTGTCGATGCGCTCCAGCTCCCGCACCGCCTTGACGATCTGCCGCCGGTAAGACTCCAGCAGCTTGTTAGCAACGCCATTGCTGAAACGGTTCAGATCCAACGCCTTGCGGTAGTAGCTCTCAGGCACACCCGCAACGCCACCAGGCTTGATGGTGTTGGCTAGGAATTTGCGCTGTTCCCCAGCACTAGGCGATGCAGTCACATGCCCTCCAAGCCCAATTCGGCAGGGTCACAATCCACATAAACAGACACGTCAGCACCTTCGCGCAATGCTGTGCCAACCACTGCGGTGAACTTGGCTGTATTAATAACCCAGTCGGGGCTTTCTCTCAGCCTTGTTTCTTGTATCCCGCTGATTTGGCCGTTGTCGTACCAAGTAGTTCTCACAATCCCGAAATGTGGGCCCATACATCTGCCCTGAAATACAAATAGGTTTCGCTCTCGACGCTCCGGTTTATTCCGCCACATCTTCTACGTCCTCATCCTCTTCTGGCAGCGTATCTTCTTCATCTTCTTCTGGCTCCTGCTCCTCTTCTTGTTCAGGTTCCTGCGTGCCTGATAGACCGCCCATTTCAAGCGCCTCAAGCTCTTCTTCAACATCCAAATCATCAAGCACCTCTCCCTTACTGAGTTCTTCAAGCAAGGTTTTCTGGGTGATAGTCCCGGCAGTGTAAAGCTGCAGCAATGCTTGTATTTCTTGGGGCTGCAAACGTTGACCCATAAAGTCCCGGTTGACGTAGGCCGTACCTGGCTGGCTTTCGTTCAAATACTCGGCATGAAAACGCAAACAGTTGTCCAGCAGATCTTGCATTTGCTGAGCGATCAGCATCATGGTGCTGTCGCCCTGGCTCCGGTCAATGCGCTTGGATTCTGCCGTTTCTGCTGACAGCTTCTGGCCCAAGACACTGGCCAACGCCAGCGTATTGATCTCTTCCGCGATCCGGTCCAGGTGCTTGAACTGCGCCTCGTAACTGTTCCCAGATGGCTCCACAAACTCGACTCGGGAATCAGTCGGCAGGCTCATGGCCTCCGATGGGCCAGCCGTTATTTCTTCCGCGCTAGGCGGCATCCCGTAGATGGCCAAGAAAGGCACTGCACTGATTCTCAACTGGTTGCTGAGATCAGAGCTGGCCTGATAGTGCTTGAGGTTTAGCTCTGCGATGTCGTTCATTGGTGGCCGCGACTCAAGCACCCCAACGCGGTTGGAATATGCCACCGCAAACGGAATGTCTTTGACAGTCGTTGTGCCCTCATCAAACAGCTTGAACTCACCGTCCTGTTCCTTGCGGTGAATCTCGTAAGCCCCAGGAGTCAGGACTCGAACTTGTTCAACTGCCTTCTCCCCGTATTTACCATCGGGCTCAGTGATCGTTTCAAATAAACGCAGCTGAGTCAGCTTCTGTGCGCCATTAATAATTTCACTTCGCCAGCCCAAAATATCTCTTGGTGCATAGCGAACGTAGTACGGCCTACCGCTGCCATCAGACGCAGCATCGACCAGAACACCGACATGGCCGTAACGCAGGCAAATCCTGGTGGCTTCATACAAAAACTGCGTGATGTCGTTGCCCTGCAGATCTGCGTCAAACAGTTGCTCTGTGATCGTGTCACTTACATCGGTCAATCTGACCGGTTTGCGGGTCAACATGCCCGCCAACATTTTTTCGATGCGAGCGTAGAAAGGACTGAGACAGCTGATTTTTAGACGGTTGTCATATGAAAGGTCATCCTCTCTCGGATACTGTGGAAGAAATTTTCTATGGCCTTTCCGAAGGCCGTAAGTGCCCGATAACAGGACTTCCAGAAGGCTCCAATGATCAGCCATGCTCATGTACGCCTGGTTTGGCGAATCCACAGTGCTGACGTTGCCAACACGCTTAGCGCCACCAATCCCAGATGAATACACGGCTAAGCCCCTTCCAATAATTTGATATTAATGGAGAGATC